TTTTCCTTCACCCGGTTTTCTAACTGATCCGCCGGGACTTTTTGTATCATCAGTTTTCTTTCTGGCATCTCTCTCTTTTTTTGCACCCATTTTTTGCAAATCCTCTTTCGCGACTATCGCCATAATATTATGAACTGGAATATTAGAGTAAGCTGAATGTCCCATATATTTAAGAGCTACACCGCGATACTTTGCAAATTCCGGCTTGCCTCTTATGAAAGCATCAACTTCTCCTTCATCCGCTAATTTTTGGGCGCGTTTAGCTTGAGCATCTATTTTCTCCTCTAGTGGCTTAACTCTCTGATCAACCCTCTTATCAATGACTGCTTTATCCTCTGGAGCAGTTTCGTCATCATCATCTTCGGGTTCGGTAGGTTCGGCAGGTTTCTTCTTCTTGGGGACACGGCTTTCCGGCTTTACCTTGTCCAAATCTATTTCTTCTTCTTCTTCTTCAAGAACTTCTTTGAATGTTACCTTTTGCTCGTCTGTTAAATCATCAACATTTTCTCGGAGATAAGTTGTTTGATCTTCGGAAAGTTCTTCAGGGGATACTTCAACTACTTCTTCTAAAACTAATTCTGGGGGGTTGTTTTCTGGCTCTGGCATAGGTTTTTCCTTTAGCTATTTAATAGTAGGTCTTATAAATAATCTTGTCAAGCCCTTTCTTTAACCAAACTTTCTTTGGTTGGAAAAGGATCTGGATTAGGTACTTCCGCCTCATCTCCACTTCGTAGTTTTTTAATCATCTCTGCTGGTTTATCTCTATGCTCCTTGCAAAAGGATAATTTGTATCTCTGTAAATCAATCTGCTCTTTTGTTTCAGTATCGTCTTTTATTGTTTCCAAATCATTTCTCAGGGATTCTATGTCCTGATCCAATACTTGCACTAAGAGCTTCCATCCGGGATGTTCTAAAAGGCTTCCAAAAGCTGAGATTGCCTGTTCCTTTTTTTCGTCTGTATCAAATAAATTCTTTGGCATATTAACTTGGTTGTGCAGATGTTTGACTTGGCGATACTGGTTTTACCTGTTTCTCCGGTACTGGTAATGTTTTCTCAGATCCAGGCGGCTGGAAAGCAGCCACTTCTGGTTCTTCTGGGAACAACTCTGGCTTGACCTTTTTCAATGTAAGCGCAAATTCGTGTGATTCTATATGAACCCTCGTTGCCGGTGTATCCTTGGCCTTAGAATGGATCTCTAAATGAACATTGTGGTCATCTTCGGCCAAAACGGGTGCTGTTTCATTTTCACTCAGTAAATCGTTCTGATTTTCTGCTATGCGCTCATCAATTGTGGGAGGATAAAGTCTGTCAATTTCATCTTTTTCAAGGCCGTTTAATCTTGCCAGCTTTTTAAGTCCCCATCTTCTATTAGCGGTTTGTTCTTGTAGAGCAAGGCCGAAATAGACAGTTAGCAAACCCCTTTCCTCAAGTTGTTTGGCACGACTTACAGTTCTGCTTTCGATCTTTATATCTGGATCAAACCTGTCTGTTGTAATATCCTGTTTTCCTAGAGGTCGCCACTTTGCGCCAAAAGCACCAACTATTCTTAATACCTTCTCGTCAATCTCATCGGCAAAATTCTCTTTGTGGCTCCAATACCACATCATCCAAAAATCTCTTTCACTCCAACCAAATATCTTTGCGGATAGTGAATATCTTGTATCTACTCTTGAAGCGATAAGATTTGTTTCTCCAAGTGGTCTATCTTTTTCGGATTGCGCGCCTTGTTGAATATCTGGGGTTGCGGTTGCGCGCTCTGCCGATACAGCCAAAGTAGTAAAAATAAAGTCTAGCAACTGCATATTCGGTCTGGACTTAATCATTGGCATAATCGCACCGGTAATCGGTTCGCCTTTTGCATCTACTGGAATGAACTTATTGAAGCCAAACTTGAGGTCTTTTCGATTAGTAATTTTGTTTGAATCATAAAGATAATTGGGGTAGAGATCCGCTTTCATCGCTCTTAGTCCCAAATTTACCGCGACTGCTCTTGCTCTTTGCTTATCTTCTGTCAGATCAGGAATTGATGTTCCATCCCAATCGTGGGAGTGAGGATAAAGTGATCGTTTTATAATTTTCCAGTAATCTTCTTTGAGGACTTGAACCCCGATAACCTTAGCTCTGTCATTTGCCAGCCAGCATCTAACCTTTTTAACCTTGCCGTCTATTTTATAATGAGTATGCCATACGGTAATTTCGTAACTGGCATTAGCGCCTAGTTTTGCTGTAGCTTCATCTTTAAGGGTACTCTGCCTTCCCTGTGCTTGAACTCTTGCTTCGGCTGCACTTTGAAGGAGAGATTGAGTTCCGGAACCGAATTTAAGATTTTTGAAATCTATATCACTAAAAATATGGGGATGATCCTGCATCTCACTCTTTGTCATCTTCACCGGATACCCAAAGAATTTTGCAGCCCCATGTTTTAATAAACCTCCGTTCACGGAAGTCGCATCGGGATCTCTCAGGAATGTAATCGGATCTAAAACTCTAGGAGCAGGTAAAAAGACATTCTTTTCCGGTTCTCTGATATACTCATAAAGATCAATAATTCCCCAACCAAAGAAACAGGTGTCCCAATCCCAATCGTAATCGACCATATCCTTTTGCATATCGTCATAGTCGCTTCTAGCAAGAGCGTTTAGGTTGTCGGCAACATCCTCATCTCCATCTTCTTGACCTCCGAACTCAGCATCAAGCCGATCCACATATAAAGAAGCAAGGACTGTCTGGTGGATCGTGAACATTGTAGTATCTCCTACGGCCTTCTTATCGCGTTTCTGGTTGTTATAGAGCTTCAAACGGACTTCATACTCATCTTTCTTGGGCTTCTGGTTTTTCCAACAAAGAGTATATTCTGCTTGAGCCTGTCTGGACAAATCCAAGAAAGTATCCCGACCTTGTGTGGTGTCAAAACCTTCTTCTTTAATAAATCGTGTTTTGTTTTTCATTATTTCCCTTTTAGAACCTTTTTATAAGTGTGCTTTTCCCCGGTATAACTTTTTCCTCCTATAAAACAAATCTTAACATATTCCGTCTTGCTAATCCGCTTGGAGCGAACCCTTCCACCTCTTTTTACGCAATCATTAAATGCTTTCGGCATATTAGTTAGGTAATTTTTCTGCGCCTAATTGTGATTTCTCAAGGGCTTCAACTATTTCGGATTTCTTTTTATCGAGTTTTACGCCAAGAAGCGCGTCTATTGATGCTTCCCCACCAGCCCAAAGTAACTCTGCACATTGGGACATCTCATCTTTACTGAGTTTTGTTTGACCTTTTCGTGGAGTAATAACCATATAATTAGTATAAACCTCGTTCTTGAAAACCGCGATATATTCGAAAATAAACTTATCTACACACCGGACATAAATCATGTTCCCTTTGTACGGAAGTGCCTTCAAAAGCTGAATCTTGCCTTTAATCTTTTTGGGTTTTAATCGTCTTATTCTTCTGGTCATATTTTATTATAGCAAATTTTTTAAGTCGCTATCCCTAGCTTATTGACAACGCTACTCCAAAACTATTTCTTTTTGACCTTGTTCTATTATAGCATCCCTTGCTTCTTTTGCGGCCTGTTGAGCTTCATAAGAAATAACATTATTCTTAATAATTCTATACAGTATTCTTTTAGCGAAGTGTGCTTTTGTTTCACTCTTTGCTTTACGAGTATCGTAATCATATTTAGCACAAAAAGCGTCTATTATTCGGTCTTTTTGAGCATCTGGTATTTCAAGTAAAATTATCATATTACCACCTCCTTTACATTGCTGCTCCCAACTTATCACTTGTATAGTTAAAGCAAATCCCGTGTAGCTCTACCGTGTCAGAAATCGTATCTTCACCATCAGCAGAAAGTCTAGTTAATTTGAACATAATGGTAGCGTCAGTATCACTAGGGGCGTCTATTCCCTCAATGGTGGTAACCACCAATCCATTAGCAGTAGAAGAAGCGACATCTACCGCCGTTAGCGTTTCTTCGCCGTCCTGTGTCATATCCTCATCTTCGCTAAACCAGCGGTATTTTAGTTGCCACTTACAATTGCCTGCAGAGGCAGAACTCCAACCAAGCCTTACTATTACCCCTTCAGTTCTATCAAGGTCATAGGGGATAGCAATCCGCCAGCTGACGCTTTCTTGATTAGCTTCTACTCCCTCATTGCTAAACTCCCAAGCCATCGTTTCCAGCGTTCCAAAAGAAACTTCAGTAGCTGGCTTAGCTCCTGGGGCTTTTATCCCCGCCGCATCAATCCACAAGTCTCTGATTACTCTGGCTGTACCAGTTAAAGTCACTGTGCCTGTCTTACTTACGGCCAAATAGTTAGTATCCCAATCTCCCATCCTCACTTCGTCTGTTCCTGCATCTACTCTAAATAAATTGGCCTCAGTATTCCCTTCTATAATAAAATCAGCATCTTTAGATTGAATATTAAAATGCGCTCCACCCAAAGAACTGATAGTAACTAAATCTCTATCCCACCAATCAACTATCTTGAAATCCCAAGTAGCGGCATCAGCATCTCCTAGTTTCATGTTAATATCACCAGCATTGTAATTGGCACTCATCCATATACCTGTTCCGGTACCACTTGAGCCATCGAACCACCAGTCCATTTTCTCGTAAGGGCTTCCAGATTCTTGCACGCTTAGAGAGTGGTTCTGGTCAACTGCGTTTTCAATCATTATTTTTCCATTGGCGTTAGTTATATACAGGTTATCGTAGTCCGCCCTTATTTGACAGGTGTTCCCTGAAGTACCATTGCTTCCTTGATAAAAGCGGAGTTGTTTGTTGTTTGTAGGGCTTACGCCAATATCTATATAGTTTGTCGCACTATCCAATGTTAAAGGCTCGCCAGTATCAGAAATGAGCTTTGCGCCACTTAAAATTAGATCACCAGTCATGGTGTCGCCAGTCACATTGACAAACGACTCACTTCCGACTTCCATCCACCCGCCAGAAAAGAAAACATAAAACATAAGTTCAAATAACATCCATATCATCCACCCTTCCTCTGGCTCTGATTCTATCCACTCATCACCATCCCACTCGTAAATATGGTCAATTTCCAAACCTTCTGCGGTAGCATCAGAAATATATCTATCGCCAATTTCGGGATCTTCTGGCAACCCATCTGTGGGGTCATACCAATCTTCTACTGGAGGCATTAAAAACCAATCCTCCACATTTACATAGCGTTTATCAAGCTGTCCTATTGATGGTGATGATATTCTTTTCATGGTGTCCAAACTTCAACTTCAACAACAACCCCGGCTTCACTAGAGGCAAAGTAAAGACTTTTCGCTGTTACTTCGCTCTCATCTGAATGATAATCACAACCAGCAGGGAGCGTTAAGTAAGGAGCAGTAGGAGTGGCAACCTTATCTTTTTCGTAGGCAAATCTCACATCAAAGAGGGTTCTACATCGGAATCTTATTTCTCTGGTGCTTGAGGGAAGTGCTAGAGGGTATTCAGTATCAGCAACAGTTAGAGTTATATTGTAAGCCGTTGGTGTTCCTGTTGGGTAAGACATATCATTTAACTTCGCCTGATAATACCTTAGCAGTAGTCTTTTCGAAATGTTCTCGCTCTAAAGACTTAGCATCAACCGGCTTATCTCCTAGTGCTTTTATTGCCATTATTTGAAATCTACCTTCAATCTTTTGCTTTTCTTCCGAGGCTTCTATATCCTGCCTGTTTCTTTTGGAGATCATTTTTACCTTGACAATTAAATATTTTTCCTCATTAACTTCTAACTTCGCAACATCGGGTAAATCATTTTGTCTTAGGGTAAATTGAGGCAACTCCCTTCCTTCGTGCATTGGCATATCTGGGTACATAAATTTATTATACACCAAAAAATTAACCCAAGTCTATCTCCACATCTTCCTCGATCATTTGGCTGTCGTTTATCTCAATTCTAGTCAAAATACCGTTTGCCTTATGTATTACAAACTTCCCAAAAGCATATTTTCTTAACTTTTGGATCAATACAGCCTCTTTCTTAGTAATTTTCACTACTACATATTTCTCTGGTTTTTCTGGTACAAATGGTTCTACCATATTAGTAAGGATCGTCCTCAATGACTTCTTCTGTTGCCGGTATAGGTTTTGGTGGCTCTTTGTAGTTTACAGCAAAAAACTCGGTAGATGTCCTGTGATGGCTTGTCCAGTCATGGATAGGAAGCCTAATTGGTGTAGTAGCTTGGCTGTGTTCTTCTCTCTGAGGGTAACGAGCATTTCTCATACATTCCATATAGTATTCTGTTCCCGGCGTTTGATTAACTTCGATCCCACCCTGAAGCATCACCTTAGTCTTTTCTCTACGAGAAACGAAATCGTTGGACAAGGTGTTAGTCTGAATATATATTTTTTGTTTTCTTAACGCTTGGCGTGTTGAAGTGCCGGTTATCAAAGACCTTTTAGAAACATCTGGATCTCCGTAATGAATTGCTTTTTTATAATCTTTGACTTTCTCAATTAGTTCCAAATCTTCTTCGGTGTACTCAAACTTTGAATCTATGTCTTTGCCGTCAAACGGAAAGTAAAAGTCAATCGGTTGGTTTTTATTCTCATACGCCTCAACCAATCTCTTTTTCCCATTGATCATATTCTTCTGCCACCATTGAATCGCCACCCCATCAAGTCCAAAGTCCCATGATTTATAAAGAGGCCAATCCGGATTGTAAGGGAACACTCCATAGAGTGCATTTGATATTTCCGGATACACTTTGCCTTTGACTGAAACCTCCCAATTGATCATAATTTCACGGGCAAAGTCCTCTGCGGATCTTCTGCGCCTCTCTCTTTCAAGCCATACCGGGGTTTTGCGCGGATCTAAGTTATACGGAAGGGTAATCAGGCTTATTTCTTCTCCGTCTTTTCCATATCTCAATCGTTTTGCTTTGCAAGGTCTAATACCCGGCGTTGTTAAAATGATTCGGCAATTAGTAGTGTCGGCAGTTGCCCCCCAAGCGGCGGTGTCATTGTCCCAAAAAGCAAACTCATCTAATAAAACTGCTTTGTGCCGACCACCCCTTGAGAAGTTTTGGTTTGATGATTCACCAGATATTACATTTCCATTCTCCGGATTTATCAAAGACATATAGGTAAAATTCTTTTTCTTATTAAACTGTTCCGGCAAGATATAAGGAAAGGTCATTAAAACTCTATCAATCATATATTCTAGTTTTCCGAACAATGATTCTTCTTTGTTTTTAACTTCTCCCTCACCAGATCCGCCCCGATTATCTACATACTGTTCTTTGCGCGATCCAAGAAGAAAGTTAGATCCAGGAACATATCTCCAAAACCAAAGGAACACCGCTAAAGTAACATAGGTAACTCCCATCTCCCGGCACTTCTCAACAAATACATCCTCGCCGGTTACTATAAAATCCACAAGTTGCTCAACCAATTCTTCTTGATAATCAAATAGAATAAACGGCAAATGGTACGGCTCACGCTTTGGATCAAAGGTGTAAAGAAATTTATTTATAAACGCAATAGGATCTTCGGAAGCAGCAGCCATCGCTTCCCGAACTTCTATCTGTTTATTTTTTGGTAATTCGTTCCAAGTTGGCATCGGGTATATTGAATTGAGTATTAACTTGTGTGCCAATACTCATTGGCTCCGGAATTGTATTTCCGACACGATTCATCATGTCTTTCCAGAAATTATACTTAGTTTTTGCTTGTTTTAACCCGATTTCATCTAGTTTCCACCTGTTTTGATGCAAAACCTTTTGCATTTGGTCATCCCACCACTTGACAAAGCCATCATCCTGCAACCATAAATACCAAGATTGCCGTTTTATTTTTGATTCCTTAGAAATATCTGTAATTGAAGCCGTATGTCCTAATTCCAATGTAGTTTCAAGCCACCGAATCATCTTCCTTGTTGGTTTGAAAGGTGGATCTTCTTTTGTCAAATTTTGTCCATTGTTAGACTTTTGAAGTTCTTTACTTCCCTTCGGTTTTTCCGTCTTGGGCATAGTAAATTTATTATAACACTTTGGAAAGATGATGGTATAGTCCTCTCTGAAGAAATAACGCGTTAGAATTGATTACACAAAGGCGCTTATATCTTTTTACTTCAATTTGTAGATCGTAATGCCTAGCTTCTCCATATCGTCAACAATTCTGGAAATCATTTTCTTTGTTTCTTTCTTTGACAGCGCTGCACCTTCTTCCAAACCAACATGATCAATGTACTTATCAATCAACCATCTCTTGATCTGCCCCACTCCATCAAAGGCCGGCTTGGCCGCAGGTCGAGTGTCCAACGGATCGGATGGTGAAGAATCTAACTCAACTAATTCATCCAAACTAAAACTCGCCCATTTGCCATCTACTCCTTTCGCTCTAATAAATATCTTTTTTAGATCTGTCATTATTTCTCACCTCCGACTTATATCATCTTCTTTTTTCAATTTTACTCCCAGTGTTGCTTTTACTTCTGGGTTGTCCGGAAACGGATTTTCTTTGTATATAAACTTTGTATTCTCGAATATCTTATGTCCGTTTCTTATTTTGGGAATGGAAATCCAATATCCATATATCTTTTCTCTCTTTTTGAAATAGAATGTCCAGACATTCCAACCAAGAGGTTTCTTCTCTCT